GTTGGTGCATTATTAATACATGAACGGAGCGGGAACACCGCCCACAACGAGAGGAATCGAAATGAACCGGAAATTGAAAGCGGTAATTGGTTATTGGACCGATTACTACACGGGGAAGACCGAGACTCGCGCATACTTCAAGATTAATAATCAGAAGGTTGCTGTGAGTTATTACGGAGAACAGTACACAATCTATTACCGATGGATTGTTACAGACATTGCAGATGAGGACATTTTCGAGACACTGGACCTTTTTGAGGCCATGCTGAAGGGGATGGATTGAGATGTGGCAGAACATTAATGGCGAGTGGCTTTGGATGGATCAGGAGATGGGTTATGAGGAAGTTGAGCGGGAGCGGGTTGTTGCTGGAGTGGGTCTTGAGTCTTACACTCAGGCTGATGTGCGTGATGCTGGGCGTCGGCTTACTAAGGGCGACATTGCTCTCGGTGTGGCTGGTGGGATGATTGTGGCGAAGGCTGCTCCTCGGATTGGGGGTTGGTTGTTGTGGATGGCGGTTTTGGCCGTGGCCCTCATGGTTTTTATGTGAGGATTTATGACGACAAATTAACTTCGAGGAGGAAGTTGGTTTCGAGTTATAGTACTGCGGACAGTTCTTCGATGTTGTATCATGTGGAGGGGACTAATCTGAAGTGTCTGGTGCGGAATACTGGCAATGGATTCACTTTCTTTAGTTCACATAGTTTTCCGAATCGGCAATATTTTGATGCTGATACTCCAATTGAAGAGGTTGTGTGTTCTGGTCTCAACGCTGAGGGGCGTTGGCTGGTGCCTGACAACGAAGAGCAGTTGGCTCTTTTCTGAGATTCCCGGCTGGACGGGTAATACCAGGTCAAGAAATCACTGGAATGAATGGATCGAAAGGAACGATCATGGCAGTTGTTTACTCTTCTCTTAAGGACGACTTCGCGGGTAAGAAGGCTTTCTTCAATGCTCAGAATGCTGCTGTTTCTTTTAAGGAGCTGCGCGGTAAGACTGTGGAGATCGCTAATGTTGTGATCACTGAGGACGATATTGTTGACGTTGACAGTGGTGAGACTGAGACTCGCAAGACGATTCACATTCTCGACAAGGAGGGCAATGCTTATGGCACGTCTTCTCAGACGGTTGTGGCTCAGATTCAGCGTCTGATTGATATTCTGGGGCCTGTTGAGGAGTGGCCTGAGCCTGTTGCTGTGAAGGTTGAGAGTGCGAGGTCGGGTCGGGGTCGTGAGTACACGACTGTGGCTCTGGCGTGAGGCTCTGATATAGAATGACTAGGCCCCCTGCCCCTTATCAGGGGGCAGGGGGTTTGGTGTTTTGGTTAAGTCTCATTGGGGTAAGCATTACCGGTCGTTTAAGCGTGGTGTTAAGCATGCGCGGAATACGGCTGGGGCGATTCGGGATTTTGTTTCGTCTATCGATTTGAGTGTGCCGGATGTTCCGGATACGTTGGGGGCTGAGGCCTCGAGGGAGAGGGTTCGGTCGGCGGGGTCGTCGAGGGCGGCGGATCGTCGTAGTGATCTTGAGAGGGCTCGTGATTTGCTTCAGGTTGAGCGTGATCGGGCTGTGCGTAAGATTTATCGGATGGCGACGTCGGATGATGGTGCTGATATTCGGGGTACTAAGTATGACCCTATTGGGAAGTCTGCTATTGGAAGGGTGACGTTGAAGAATGCCGCGAAGGAGCTGGAACGTCTTAGCGAGTTTAACAATTCTAGTAGTGTTTGGTATTACCGCGATAAGAATGGTGGTCCTATTCCAGCCAAGACTGTTAGAAGATACCGAGAGGCTGTTTTACGGTATAATGCTGATATTGATCAGTATGAACGAAGTGTTAGTGGCACAAGACTTCCTTACATGGGGGACATGACGGTTGGTGACTGGATTCGGGATTTTAGGCCGAGTAGACAGTATTTGCCGGGTGGGTCGCATTATGCTCTTGAGCGGATGAATCCGGATAAGCGGCCTTCGAACTTTGAGGATGCTGATGCGATGACGGCTAAGGCGAAGGCTGTCATGGAGTCTTTGACGAAGCAGTCGAAGGCTAAGCGGTTGACGTCTGCGAAACAGCAGATTGCTGCTATGTTGGACGTTATTGGTGATCCTGAACTTTATGACATCTTGACCGATATTCCTGATGATGTTCTTTGGCTCATGTGGACTGTGAATGGGGATTTCTCTAATCAGTTGTCGCTCATGTATGAGGCCTCCAAGGAGGGGTATTCTGATCAGCGGAAGGCTGGCTACGATATTTGGTATGACGAGTATGAGAATGCCGACTCCGCGTTAAAGTCTCTGCTGAAGGAAATAAAGTCCATTAACATTAAACCGGAGGACGATTTCAGTGCCTCGCCAGTCAACAAGCGACGTAAGGGGAAGCGGCGTTAAGCGCTCGCACAAGCGGGTCCCTAATTTTGTCGCAGACTTTGAAACGACCACGAGAGAGGAGGATTGTAGGGTATGGTCTTGGGGAATCATTAAAGTTGGGAAACTGGATAACTATTTTGATGGTACCACTATCGATGGTTTCATGCACCACGTGGCAGAGCGTGCAGCGAACATCTACTTTCACAATCTTGCTTTCGACGGTAGTTTCATTATTGACTGGCTGCTGCGGAATGGCTACACGTGGACGAAGGAGGCTCCGGGGGTTAAGCAGTTCACCTCACTGATCTCGCGGATGGGGAAGTTCTACAGCATCACGGTTGTGTTCGAGACTGGATACCGAGTTGAGTTCAGGGACTCATACAAGAAGCTTCCAATGTCCGTGGCTGCGGTGGCGAAGGCCTTTAACTTGCATGATCAGAAGTTGGAGATTGACTATGAGGCGTTTCGTCCGGTGGGGTACATCCCGACGGAGCAGGAGAGGCGGTATCAGCGCAATGATGTTGCTATCGTCGCCCAGGCTCTTGAGGTGCAGTTCAATGAGAAGATGACGCGTCTGACTGCGGGGAGCGACTCGCTTCATACGTATAAGAGGATGACGGGCAAGTTGTTTAGTAGGCGGTTTCCTATCCTCTCCCCTGAGATTGACGGCGAGATTCGGAAGGCATATCGTGGCGGGTTTACTTACGCGGACAAGCGTTATGCTGGGAGGCTGAATGGTCCTGGGAGTGTGTATGACGTGAACTCGTTGTACCCGAGCGTAATGCGTACTGCGCTCCTTCCGTACGGCGATCCTGTGTTTACTCAGGGGCCTCCGTCCACGAATAGGCCGCTTTATATTGCATCGATTACCTTTACAGCGAAAATTAAGCCCAATCACATTCCTTGCATACAGATCAAGAAGAATCTGTCTTTTAATCCAACGCAGTATCTGACCGAGATTCCCCAACCTACCACAGTGGCGGCGACTAATATTGATATCGAGTTGTGGAGGAAGCACTATGACCTTAACATCATCTCTTGGAATGGCACGTTCGAGTTTCGGGGGTCTCATGGCTTCTTTGATGAGTATGTCGATCATTTCATGGAGATTAAGAAGTCGTCTACCGGCGGTTTGAGGCAGATCGCTAAACTTCATCTCAACAGTCTTTACGGGAAGTTTGCGACGAATCCTGACATCACGGGCAAGCATCCTGTTATGGAGGGTGATCGTGTGAGCCTGAAGATGAATGAGATGGAGTTGCGGGACCCGGTGTACACGCCGATGGGTGTTTTTATTACCGCGTATGCGAGGTTGAAGACGATCTCGGCGGCTCAGAGCGTGTACCCGTATTTCGCGTACGCGGACACAGACTCGTTGCACCTGGTGGGGCCGACCACTCCCCCGGAGGGCTTGTGGGTGGACCCCGTGGAGTTGGGCGCCTGGAAGCATGAGGGGAATTTTACGCGGAGTGTGTACGTGAGGGCGAAGCAGTATGCTGAGGAGATTGATGGTAGTATGGATGTTCATATTGCGGGTTTACCCCGCAATGTTGCAGCGAAACTCACATTTGACGATATGTTGAATGGTGGCCAATGGGATGGTAAACTCATCCCTGTAAGGGTTCCCGGAGGCACGGTTCTCCGAAACACAACATTCACATTGAAGCCATATGAAGGGGTTGGTTGACATGGCTCGACCGGTTAGCACTAAGGCAACGTTCAAGTATCGTATCGACAAGGCGGTTGCCAAGGACATTGAGGAGTTGCACTGGACCCTGCGTCGCGACACCTCAGACCTGGTGCAGGATGCGATTGTTGACTACATTGCCGCACATGCTCCCAAGCCGGGGCAGTGACTAGGGGCCCGCGAGCGGGTGCGACCTAATGAACTGGGCCGCTCGTGGTATGGGATAGCGTCCCCCGCTAGCACTATCTGGACATTGGGTATTATGATAGGCTGGAAGTGTAATGCTTCCAGCCTATCTTTTGTTAGGAGGACATAATGCCCAATAAGACACAAGAGGATTATGAGGCCAACAAGAAGCCTGGAGAGTCTCTAACTGACTACACGGCGAGAAAGTCCCGAGAGACCGCTAACAAGTCGAAGGAATACAGCAAAGAGCAGGACGCCAAGGCTAAGGCGGGCGACAAGTCTGCAAGACCTCTCACGGACAGGCTCGCTGACCCGGATCCCACTACTCAGCAGGACGCCACCCAGGAACTGAACCGCAACCGCCAGAGCATGACGGACGCGCAGAAGCAGGAGGCAGGGCTGCCTAAGAATGAGGTCTACGACCCGGGTGACACTGACGGCAACAACAAGGCTGTGTCCCCTGAGGACGGGAACCTTACTGGGGGCGACCCCAAGTCAGGGAAGAAGGAGGATGAGGACCCGTTTAAGGACACGAAGGCCGCGTGGGATCACCTGGCATCCGTGTTCGGTGACAAGGTGACGGCTCTTCAGAGTGAGTTGGAGGGTCGTCTCGGTGCGATGATGACTCCCACTGACCGTGAGACGGGGAACCCGTTTGCGGGTGATGACGTCCCTGCTTCCAAGGAGATGGGGCTCGGAGACCTGAAGGCGGTTGTTGCTCAGGATGTTGATGACGTCAAGAACGTGGCGTCCGGTATTGGCGAGATTGGTAAGGCGGCTGCCGGGGTTGCTGGTAATGCCGTGCGTGAGGGCACTCGTGCTACGATCAAGGATATGGGGTACGACCCTAATGAGGTTGGTGAGGCGATCTCAACTGTAGGAAAAGCCGCCAAAGGGCTGGGCGGCCTTTTTGCGTCAGACAACTCTGATGCTGGAAGTAAGGTCCCTGACGGGAACTGGAAGCCCAAGTCAATTAACGACCTCTTCAAGTAAGGAAACCGATTATGCCTAATCTTCGTGACGGACTCGACAACGTCGATATCGCTAACGCGATCCGCTCTGATGCTCGCCGCGAGTACCAGGAGATGGTGCCGGAGGCTACCAAGGCCAACATCCACGACACACTGTCCAGCATCATGCAGGACAGCATCACCCGCAATATGTTCATGGACTCACTGATCAACCGCATCGGGTCCACGATCGTGCGAGACATGGTGTGGAAGAACCCTCTGGCCGTGTTCAAGAGTGGCTTCATGGACTTCGCCGACACCATCGAAGAGGTTCACCTTGACATGGTGAAGCCAACCCTCTACGACCCGAACCGCGATTCTCTCGAGAAGGACGTGTTCGGGCAGAACCGAACCCGCTCATACTCCGCGTTCCACACCACGAACCGTCGCGAGAAGTTCAAGATCACCATCAACGAGATTGAACTCCGTCGAGCCTTCCTCAACGAGCAGGGCCTGTCGAACCTCGTTTCGGGGATGATGGCTGCCGTCTCCACCTCGGACGAGTGGAGTGAGTTCCTGGAGATGTGCTCCCTGATTCGTGAGTACGAGAACACGCACGGATTCTTCCATGTGCAGATTCCTGACTTGAACGTCCTGGTGTCCAACAAGGACCAGACCGACAGCGCCATCAAGGCACTCCAGGTTGCTGCCAACAAGATGATGTACCCGACGCGGGCTTATAACTCTCAGGGCGTGCCCTCGTTCGCCAAGCCGGAGAACTTGGTGATCATCGCGACTCCCGAGTTCCAGGCGAACATCAACGTCACTTCTCTGGCGGCCGCGTTCAACCAGGAGCGTGCAGGAATGCCGTCGCACGTGATTACGGTTCCGAACGAGAGCCTTCAGCTGGATGGGATTTCTGCGATCCTGACCACGAAGGAGTTCTTCCTCATCAAGGACGTTTTCGTGGAGAACCGCTCCATGGAGAACCCTGACGGGCTCTACAACAACTATTGGCTTCACCACCACTCGATCCTGTCCCTGTCGCCGTTCACCCCGGCGATCGCTTTCGGCACTAAGCCGGAGACGAAGATTCAGGTTCAGACTGCGAAGAACGCTGAGATTCAGGGCATCAAGGTGGGTGACCAGGCGGGTAAGCACAATGTGACCCCGAAGCCTGGGGCTCTGCGTTCCCTGGAGATTGACTGGAAGACTCCGCTGGCTGACGGTATTCACCCGGCGATCGGCTGGTCGATCTCGGGTCAGAAGAGTAAGAAGACTCGTGTCTTCAACAACACCCTGGTGATTGGCGACGATGAGGTGAAGGGTACTGAGATCGCTATCAAGGTGACTGTGGACAACCCCGGCGCTGACGGCAATAAGCCGCTGACGGCCTCGACCACTGTTACGGTGTCCTGATACACTGGGACCATAACCGCCCCACTATCCCAAATGGGATGGTGGGGCTTTATGGTTGGAAGGAGAAAGTGTTGAGTCAGATCAATGAGATGCCGCCCGCTACTGATGCTGGGCTTTCGTTTGACTACTCGGTGTGGTCTGCAGGTTCGGTTCTCCGATTGGTTAACGTGCCGTTTGATAACACGTACCGGGATATTATTGACTGGGGTCGTTATGGGTCCCCGAAGGACTATGTGGAGTCGTTTGAGCACTCGCAGACCGTGCGCATGGATGGGATGACCTACCTGGCTCAGGGCAGGCCTGTGCGGGTGCCGACACCGTTTTCTAGGGCGGTGCAGTTCAACTATGCGATGGCGACGAACCCGGGTAGGCCGTCGTCGGCGTTCGATGCGGGGTACGTACCGACGAGGTTCTTCTACTTCATTACGGATGTGCAGTATGTGAATCCGGGGACGACGTTGCTGACGTTGCAGCTGGATGTGTGGACGACGTATTACGATCGAGTGAAGTTTGGTCGCGCGTACCTTGAGCGCGGTCATATGGGGATTGCTGCTAAAAATTCGTTCGAGGAGTATGGTCGCAAGTGGTTGAACCAGCCTGAGGGGATCGACTTGGGTGGTCAGCATCTGGTGACGCGCGCTTACCGTAAGGTGCTTGGTGACGTGTCGAAGAAGAACTATGACGTGCTTGTGACGTCCACGATCAAGTTGGATGCTCCGTATGGGGACAAGCAGAATCCGAGTGTGTCCATGGCGACGGGGTCGTCTCTTGAGGGGTTGCCGAATGCTGTGGATATCTGGGCGACGACTGCTGACGGGTTCTTCCAGGGGATGGAGTACCTGTCTTCGTATCCGTGGATTTCTCAGGGGATTGGGTCTGTGTACCTGGTGCCCAAGGGGTTGTTTGGCGATGAGAGTGTTCGCACTGTTAATCTGGGGGCGGCTATTTGGCGTACACCCAAGACGATTAACAATAAGAAAACTTTCTACATGACTCATGAGGACTTCCGGTACTGGTGCATGAAAATGTTGTCGCCAGACTTTGATGAACTCAAGAAATTTACAACGTCGCCTTACATGATTCTAGAGTTCACAACATACACTGGAAACCCGCTCGAGGTTGCGCCCGAAGCGATAGACTCTGAGAAGATTGGTGCCACGATGTGGGCGCACGTCGCCCCACCGAATCCACAGATTCTTTTTTCAATCAACTGGAACAACCATCTCAAGGACGCCGACGTCATCAACGTCGACACCTCCACCTGGGAATCGATTACTGGCGAGGAGTTTGACGCCACTACCGGGTATCAGAGTCTCCCGACTTTTGCTGTTCTCAACAACTCTGCACTCAACAACCTTGCCAGCAACGCGCACACGATTGCTCAGCAGTACAACGGGGCTCGCTGGCAGCAGCGGCGCGCGCAGCGCGCGGCAACTGCTAGCCGGGACATCGCCAACGCTGGGATCGCGGCCACTCAGGCGGGTGCCGAGAACTCGATGTGGGGGAACAGTGCGAACGCCGACTCTCAGTCCCGCTACAACAACATGCGTGCCACAGTGTCTGCGGTGCAGGGTGGGATGACGGCGCTCGGCGGCGTTGTGGGCCTGAACGCCCAGGCGGTTGGTGCCGGCATGGCTCAGGCTGCTACGGCGCAGGTGAATGCGCTGATCCAGAACTCTCAGGCGCAGTCACAGGCGCACATACAGAATCAGATGGTGTCGGGGCAGTCGCAGATCAGTCAGCAGCAGCAGCGCACTGTGAGGGACACGAACTATGAGTTGGCGCAGTTCTCTGCGAACGGTGACTACGAGAACGCTGTGGCGGCGATCAACGCGCAGGTGCAGGACACGCAGGTGATTCCACCAAGTGTTATCGGTCAGACGCAGGGGACGGTTACACCCATGACAGCCTATGGCATTCACCTGGATTGTCGTGTGAGGCAGTTGTCTCGTAACGCGATGACGCGTATTGGTGAGTACTGGCTGCGTTACGGGTATGCCATGAACACGTGGGTGCGAATCACACACCTGTCGCTCATGAAGTATTTCACGTACTGGAAACTGACGGAGTGTTATCTGGAGAAGGCGGACATGCCTGAGACCTTTAAGGGCACTGTGCGTGGTATATTTGAGAAGGGGGTCACTGTGTGGAGGGATCCCGGCTATATTGGAACTGCAAGTGTACGTAAGAATCGAATCGATAAAAGTGTGGAGGTGTGGCTAGGTGAGCAAGCGGGCTGATTTTGTTAGCAGGGAGATTTATCAGCGCCCTGGGGCGCTAGTTTCCAGTCAAGGTGAAAATCGTCAGGCGATCCTACAAAACATGTATTTCCGGCAACTGATGGGGAAATGTATGTCGCGATTCACCTGGGAAGGACTACCGAACGATATTGACCCACGCTTCATTGAGAAGAGCATTTTCAACAACGGGTTCAGTATCTTCTACTTCGACACACTACTTGAACTATTCATGTGCATGCCCGCAACCCCATCAGGAATGCTGGACATCCAAGACAACCCCATCAAGTACGTCGTCACCCGCAACGGACTCTACTCACGAGAGGTACAAGCCTCCGAGAGCGTTACCGTGTGGGGCAACCAGACACGAGTCAGCGACATCGACATCGTCCGCATCTACTCCGAGCGCCTAGCGCTGGTAGACAGGACAATCGAGATCGACCTCCTCAACGAGCGCAACCCCATGATCGTGGCCTGCTCTAACGACCAGAGACAAACAATCGCCAACGTCATGTCAAAGATCTACGACGGCGAACCCGTCGTCTGGGGAACCGAAAGCCTTGCGATGGACAATCTGGCAAACACGATCGGAGTCTTCCCACTCAACCAGAACGCCGGATCCGGCGCAGTGTCCTCCATCAAGCACATGGAGTCCAAAGCCAAGATCTGGGGTGAAGCACTCACGATGCTGGGCATCATGAACGTCAACAGTGAGAAGCGTGAGCGCATGGTTGTCGAAGAGGCTGCAGCCAACAGCGGCCAGGTCCTTGCGTCCCGGGAACAGTTCATGAAACCCCGCGAACTAGCGTGCGAGCAGATCAACCAGATGTTCGGACTCAACGTGTCCTGCACGTGGGCCGTGGACGACAACGCCACCCCCGACCTTAACGATATGCTTGCCATGCAGAATGTGACCCAGTTAGGAGGAGACAGTGGCAACACACACGATCAGGCTTAAAGACGTCGACCGAATCACCAAAGGCCATTGGGGGCTGGACAACTACCCGATCTTCGACGAGGCCTACCGCAAAACCCTGAACGACAGGATACGGCGCGAGTTCTGGCTCAACGAGATCGGACACGAGACGATCGACGTCTTCATCTGGCGTATGGAACTCAAGATGGACCTCATCATGCCCCGCTACAATCGCATGTACCTGGCGGAACTGCAGAACACAGACCCCCTCGACGGTGGCACCTCGTCCAGCAGGACCCGACAGTGGGGCGACTCCAGCAACGACGGCACCAACACAAACTCAAGCAACGGGACCGGCAGCGGCGTCAGCAAGGGCAGAACCGTCGCCTCGGACACCCCACAGACCCGCTTGGCAGGCAACGCCGACTACGCATCATCGTTGTCTGACGCGACAAGCGAGAACAGCAACAAGTCCACATCAACATCTGCTGGGTCAACAAACTCCCGTAGCCACTACGACAACAACCAGAGCAGCGACTCCCAACAGCGTGGGAGCAAGGCTCAGATGATCGCCCAGTACCGGCAGACACTCATCAACGTCGACAACTTCGTCATCGAGGAACTGCGAGACCTGTTCCTTGGTGTATGGGACGTCGACCGACCTCTCACCCACAACCCGATTTACGGAGGATACTATGCCTGGAGTTAACGACATCATCAACAGCATTGACCGAGCAATCTGGAGGATCCAGGACCGTCAGGTCAACAACGTAGTCCCATTCACCTACCGTGACGGGCTCACCTATCTTGAGACCCTTGAGCGGATCCGTGGCGCCGTCATCGAGAGTATTGAGTTCATCGGCAAGTTTGGTGACGAGCAGGACAAGATCATCAAGTCGATGAACGACAAGGTCAACACCTTCATCACCGAGATGGAGAAAACCAGCGACGGGTGGAACAAGGAGATTGAGGCGAAGCGCAAGGAAACCCTGGACACGATCGCGTCGTTCAGGGCACGCCTCCTGCAGGTTGCTCTAACCCCCGCCAGGTCGAGCCGATACAACCTGGACAACGCCTTCCTGGGCGCGCAGATGCAGGACGGTAGCACACACTATATGGCCACCGTAAAACTCACCGACAAGATGGAGGAGCGCATCGACGGAGTCAAGTCATCCATCGACACAGCAATCGCCGCGCTGCCGAACACGTACTACAACAAGACATACCTGGACGCGGAGTTCCAGCGCGTCACTCAGTACAACCAGGCCGTCATCATCGGGTCCTCAAACGTCAAGACCGATGGTGGCGCCTGGGCTAACCAGCTAGTTACGGAGTATGGGTTCAAGCAAGCACACAACTACGGCATTGGTGGTGGAGCGTTCACGTCTGCACAAGGCGCTCGTTTCGACACCCAGATTCAGAACGCATACCGAGCGCTCGGTGACAACAATCGCAGGGTTGGGGGTGTGTTCATCATCGACATGCTCAACGACATCCGCGCCATGCACAACGTGCAGTCAATGGCTGAGGTGTGTGCAGGAATGATTGAGACCTACTGGCCTAACGCCAAGGTCTACTGCATCCCGGTCATCTGGAACGACTCAACTCTGAACGCTGGAAAGATGAGTGAGTCGATCCAGGCGAGGACCAGCGAGTTCATGTGGGCGTTCAACAAACTGGCTCCTGCGATCTGTGAGGGGTCCCTGTCCTGGTTCCATGGCGACAAGTCTGTCATCAGGGGCAATGACGAGGTCCACCTCACGGACGACGGGTACCAGCAGGCTAAGCGGTATGCGCTCGGATGGCTCCGCGGAGGAACGTCCTGGAACGATTACGGGTGGCGAGACCTCTCCCCGTGGGGTGAGGACGCTAACGGCCTGAAGAAATCCACAATGACCTTGAGGGTCAAGCGCGAGCACACGAACGCATACCTACGTGGCTGGTTTGAGGTAATCGCCGCACTCGGGGCAGATCACCCCATCTGGTCGATCCCTGGGTGGGCGACGCCGTACTCGAACCAGTACTTCCAGGGAATGACGCCAAATCGCGAGTGGAAGACATTCTATGTAAACACGGCAGGACAGTTGGTTAGTGCGGACCCGTTGCCTGTGGGGACACAGATATACATCTTCTCCCAGTGGGGTGTGTGGTGAGATAGTAAATACCCTCCTGCTACACTGATGGCAGGAGGGTGTTTCTATGACCTGGAACGAGAAGAATAAGAAGATTGCGATCAAGGTTATTGGGACCGTGGAGTCTGGCCTCAAGTACGACGCGATCAACTACAATGACCCCATCACCATTGGCATAGGTCAGTGGTTCGGAACGCGTGCCGCAGGGCTGTTGGCTCAGTACTATGAGCGGAACAAGGCCGCCTGGGACGGTGTCAGCAACTCCCTGGTCAACCGCGTCAAGACCGTGTCGCCGTCCGACTCGTCGTGGAACTCCTACTATGTGTACCGGGCAGACGGTGCGTGGCTGCAGCCGTACCTAGTCAAGTTGCCTGTTCTTCAGGACAACCTGATGCTCGCGGACCTGGATAAGTACCTCAACACAGCGAAGTCGCTGGGCATGGACGTCGACAACAACACTGAGGCGTTCATCATGTGGGCGTGCGCGTACCACCAGTCGCCTCGGCAGGCTATGCGCATCATCAACAACTACGGTGCGGGCCTCAACCTTGACCAGATGTATAAGGCCATCATGGCAGACGGGGTCCTTGGCAGGTACGCGAACCGTTACAACACGGCACTCGCGATCATCAAAAGCGGTGACACGTCGGGGGTTGGTTCGCAACTATCAGGTAGTACACAGCCTATCGGCAACGGCATCCAGATCGGTGCTAACGGCCAGCAGAGGATCCGCACCTCCGACCGCAAGTTCGTGCTCCAGGAAGGTAACTATGGTCAGCTGGACCTCTGGGTTGGGCAGACCTATGTGCCGGCTCACAGTGCTAACGGTCACTACTACTGGCAGGGGGTTATCCCTGGGGCGATCGAGGATCTCGACGTCAATGTCCCCCAGACAACTCCTGACGGTGGTGATGGTGGTGGCGGTGGTGGCGGTGGTGGCGGTGGCGGGGCTGGCGACGGTTCTGCTGGTGCCAAGGCTCTTGCCTGGATGAGGTCGCGGATCATGAAGTTCAAGTACCGACAGGCTCCGGGGCGACTGGATCCTGACAGGTCGGGGTTTGGCGACTGTAGTAGCACCATCTACCGGGCTTATATGGACACGTCGGGCATCAACCCTGGAACGTGGACCGGGGACATGTATAACCGGGGTCGTGCTGTTATTCCCCGTGGGAGTGGCGCCATGAGTTCGGCTCAGCAGTCGATGCTCAAGCCTGGCGACGTCATTGTTATGTCCTGGGGTGGGGGATACCCTCACACGGACCATGTGGAGATGTTTGTGGGGCCGGGGCAGACAATCGGTCATGGGGGTGATGGTCCGGGCCCGCATATTAACAGCATTGGCATGCTCTCTAGGGCTGCTTGGTGGACGGTGAGGCGTCATGGCTAAAAAGAAGTTTAGTTACTACTCATTCTCGAACGTCCTCTCGTACGGGGGTGTCTACAACATGGTTATGGGTGCTCGAGGTCTCGGTAAGACCTATGGCGCCAAGAAGATCGTCATCAAGAACGCGATCGAGAAGGGGCAGCAGTTCATTTATCTGCGTCGCTACAAGACGGAACTCAAGGGTAGGAACTCTTTCTTCGCTGATATTCAGCAGGAGTTCCCCGACCAGGAGTTTCGCGTGGAGGGGCAGTTCGCTCAGCGCAGGGTGGGTAAGAAGTGGGAGACGATAGGCTACTTCATCCCGTTGTCGACGGCGCAGGCAAATAAGTCGATCGCCTATCCGAATGTGTATACGATTATCTTTGATGAGTTCATCATCGATAAGGGGTCCTTGCGGTACCTGCCTGACGAGGCGAAGGTGTTCATGGACTTCTACTCTACGGTGGACCGGTACCAGGACCGGGTTCGTTGTCTGATGCTCTCGAACTCTGTGAGTATCATGAACCCATATTTCATTCGGTTCCACATTGAGCCTCGGGCGGGGATCTCTCGGCATGCTGATGGTTTCATCGTCACTGACTTCGTTGACTCCAAGGAGTTTGCGAACGAGGTTGCTCACACGCGTTTCGGGTCGTTCATTGTTAATTATGCTGAGGATTATGCGGACTATTCGATCAATAATGAGTTCGCTGACAACTATGACGACTTCGTTATGCGGAAGACGGGTAAGGCGACATATCAGTTCACGCTCCGCACGCCTCAGGGAACTGTTTCCATCTGGGTTGACGGAGGTACTTGGTTTGCCCAGAGGAGGCTTCCTAGAGGCCCTCAGGTAAGATGGGCCTATAAGGTTACGGACCTTCGGGAGGGTGAAAGGCTTTTGCTATACAGTGACAAGGTCTTGTCGATCATGCGTACCGTGTACCGTAAAGGTCGGTTATTCTCTGATTCCCCAGAAACTAGAAACATGTTCGCGGAGATATTCGTGCGATGATAGAAATCCCTAAACTCACAATCGACGTTGCTGTAATAACAGGTGTCATCGCTGTCATAGGCGTAGTCGGCCGACTCGTCTATCGTATAAGTCGATACCTAGACCACATGTCGTGTATGCTTGATGCCTGGGAAGGAACTCCCGAGCGACCTGGGGTTCTGGAGCGTCTAGATGACATCGAAGACAAAATAAACGACGTGCAATACCACGTCAAGCCAAATCATGGAGGGTCATCAATAGACGCCCAGAACCGCCAGATCGCTGAAATACTCACCTATTTAAGGAGCAAGTAATGAGTGAGCCCCTCACCCCCACACCCCCGAAATTCCTCGGCAACCCCAGCACCCGACTCTGGCTCTACGGCGTCTTCTTCGCCATCAGCGTCGCTCTCGGTGTATGGGGACTCCTCGACGGAGACAAAATCGCCGCCATCAACTTCGTCATCAGCGCCGTCCTCGGCGTCGCTGCAGGCAATGTCCCCACGCGCCCCGACGGCAAGCACGAGGCCTGACAGTGTCTCGACTAGACAACTTCCTGTGGTGGTGTGACTTCTACTGCAACGGGATCACCGTCTACTACAGCCAAGAGAACAGGCAGGACGGGTTCGACAACCCCGGCAGCCCCACCTACATGGACTGCTCCAGCATGACCATCGTCGCCGCACGCCAAGCGGGCTACCCTACCGGTGGCGCCTGGTACACCGGCGACATGGTCCCCGCCTTCATCAACGCGGGCTGGGAGTGCCTCGACTACTCGTGGGACGCCATGCAACCCGGCGACGTCGTCATCCGCCCCGCCAACGCATCACGCGGCGGTCATGTCGTCGTCATCGGCTACCAGGGCACCTGTTACGAGGCCTACACAGACGAGATCGCTCCCGAGGATCAGGTCCGCCAAACCAGCATCTACGAGTTCGGTGCCGACTACATCCTCAGGCCCCCTGCGGACGACTACGCCCCGCCAACAGTCGAGGAGATCACACCCGAGCCCGAGAACACACAGTCACTTACGGAGGATCCATTAATGTTCATTCGAGTTAATTTCGGTGAGTCGTACGGCTACGCCCTCGTCCCCTTCGGACTCGGCGCCACCGGCATCAACCAGGACCAGGCCGACCGCTACTACAGGGCAGGACTACGCCCTGCCGAGGTCAGTGGCGAGGACTTCCAGGCCATCGTCGCCGACTCCTGGGCTCACTACAACGCCTGCTTCGGCACCATCCCCAGCAAGGCCGACCTGGATGCCCGGATCCAGTCCGTCATCAACGAGGTCAAGGCTAACGCCCGCCACGTCGACTAACACCCACAGACACAGATAGCCCCGAGCGGAACCAACCACGCTCGGGGCTATCTGTGTCTACTCACTCCACAGCTCGAAGAACCACATCCAAGTCATATGCGGACTCAACTATGAGATCGTCATCAGCGTTAAGCAGTGTCCATAGGCCGTATGTGTCTTCGATGACTCGATAAACCCATCCGTCAACAACCTTCTCCCACATGCCACCCTGCTCGGGCTCCCACCCCTCGGCGAGGAGGGCTGTCCTTGCTGCGTTGTCTTCCATTTCGCTTCCTTTCTGTTCTGTGAACGTTGTTCTGTTCATGTGTTAATAATGTTCTAGCGATCTGGGATTGTCAAGCCGCGCTTGCGTGATCCAGCGCACAAGTATCAACACCAAACCTCTCCAGAGTCTCCCGATAATGTGCCTTTGCTCTCTCGGTCCCCTTCGACCCAAACGACTTGATGCTGTTCAATCCCGTGATCTTGTCCTCCACGGTAACGCGATTGTAAGGCCAGCCATAACAATTAATACGATAATCAATTCCATCAATCCCAATAAAATCGTCGGTCGCTACAACGCTGTAACCAGGTAATTGATCCTTAAGGCTAAGCAGTGCCGCCATGTCCTTCAAGTAAAACATCCTTAAATAACACCCATGCTTTCCAGGCCCATCAGCAGCATCGCATCGCAAAGTTGCTCGTGAGTATCGTAATGTGTAATCGTTCCTGAACTTGCATCGTGAGGATTCCATGTCTCCAATGTATAATTATTAATCAGTCGCATAGCCAGTGGTCCACAATACATAATATAAGCACCACCCTCAGTCACAGCATCCCGCATACCAGAAGCCCGCAAACACCTACGCGCCCGACAAAGCGGCCTCGTCATCCGCATCAGAATCCGCCTCCTCAATCATCCTCAACCACACATCAGTGTCCCCGTAAACATTCGTGTCCTTCAAATACCAATGACCATCACCCGTGCGCTCAAGAATCATCCTCGTCCTCGTCTTCCAATATGTCGACAATAATTTTCTTGTTAGTGTCGTCAAAGGTTAGTATAAATACAACGCTATCCTTTTCCATCAAAAACATCCTCCAAACTCACAATCCGATACTGCCCCCAGCCCGACCGACCCGACGACACATGAAAACGCTCAGAATCCCGATAAAACCGAACCTGACGCCCCTGAAACAACTGATCCGCCACCCAAGACGTCACCCTCCAATCATTCAAATCATCCAACACGTCCAAACCCTGACGCAAATTATTCCGATATAACACCGCGAATCACCCACTCAAGAAAATCCTTCACCTCAAGATTGTCGACCCGATAGCGAGCATCCTCAACCTCCAGAAACAGTTCTCCACTATCATTAATCTCTAACCAAGCATCAAAGCGCATCGATCTGCTCCTTAATCGCAGTAAACGAAAATGACGTAATCAACGTGTCAGGAGAGGTGCACGAATACTCGAAAGTATCCCCAATCGGTGCAACAACATACTCGATGTCATGCCACCGCAGCCGAGCATAATTATCATAAATATCCACGTCGTCAAACAAAAAGTCTAGCGACTTCCTCTCCCCTTCAGTAAATATCCTAGGCTCCATTGAATGCTCCGTTCTGGTTTGCCTGTTCATGTATTAATAATGCTCCAACATTATCTGCGCGTCAACCCAACGAAGCGTGACGTGCACCACAACATTCCATGTCATGACAAATGATCAGTGTAATGCATCACAATAATTGACAACCACAACGAACTATGCTCCGTCAACCTTATTCCATGTGACTTACCCCACGAAACAGCCAAAATGGGGTGATGTTCGTCACATGAAAGGGGGGCAACAACAC